GCCACTCTGTATAACCTGCTCAACACAATCGTTGAAGAAGGCCGTCGATTCGCTGCCACCGCTGATCTTAAGATCGCGGATATGTCGGCTAACACCCCTGTGGGGACCACGCTGGCGATTCTTGAGCGCATGCTCAAGGTTATGAGCGCTGTGCAGGCGCGGGTTCACTTCGCGTTTAAGCAAGAACTGCGACTGCTGGCAGGGATAATTCGGGACTACGCCCCTGCGGCGTATGAGTTTGAGGTTGCGGATAACCAGCAGAAGGCCCGCAAGAGCGACTTCAGCCACGTTGACATTATCCCGGTGAGCGACCCCAACGCGGCCACAATGAGCCAGCGGGTAGTCCAGTACCAAGCCGTCATGCAGATGGCGCAGCAAGCCCCGCAGATTTATGACTTGCCGCAGTTGCACAGGCAGATGCTGCAGGTGCTCGGGATAAAAGAAGTGGCGAAGTTGGTGCCGGTCGATGACGACCAGAAGCCGCGTGACCCGGTGTCGGAGAACGGCAACATCCTGAAGATGAAGCCGGTCAAGGCGTTCCTGTACCAAGATCACCAAGCGCATATCGGCGCGCACATGGCGATGATGCAGGATCCGGCGATTGCCGCCCTAATTGGACAGAACCCGCAGGCGCAGGCCATCCAAGCCGCGCTCATGGCGCACGTTGCTGAGCACGTTGGGTTCTCATACAGGCAGCGTATTGAGAAGGCGCTGGGTGTGGCGTTGCCCGCTCCCGATGCTGACTTGCCGCAGGAGCTTGAGCTTGAGATGAGCCGGATGGTCGCTGAAGTCGCGCCCCGTCTCGTGGCTGAGAGCCAAGCCCAAGCTGCCCAGCAGCAGGCTCAGCAGGCGCAGCAAGACCCGATCATTCAGATGCAACAGCAGGAGTTGCAGATCAAGCAGGCGGATGTTCAGCGCAAACAGCAGAAGGACATGGCGGACATCCAGATCAAGCAGCAGGAGTTGCAGATTAAACAAGCTGAGCTTGCTGGCAAGCAGCAGCTTGAGGGTGTCAAGTTGTCCCACCAGTCCTCAGAGACGCAGAAAAAAGGGCAGTTGGATTTGTTCAAAGAAATGATGCGCTCTCGCGCTAAAGGAGGCGGTAATGGACAGAACTCTTGAGCTTTTGCTTCTTAAAGTCCGAGACGACTTAACCGCTAGACGAAATGCTCTGACCGAAGGCCAGTGCGGCACCTTCGATCAGTACCGGGAACTCACGGGGATTATTCGGGGTCTAATCCTTGCCGAGCAGCACATTATCGACCTCGCACGAACCATGGAAGAAGCAGATGAGTGAAGAACAATCCGCAGCAACGCAATTGCCCAAGCCGCAAGGGTACAAATTGCTGTGCGCAGTACCAGAAGTAGAAGATAAGTTTGAGTCTGGAATCCTTAAAGCGGACTCTTCGGTACGAATTGAAGAGCACAGCACGGTGGTCCTCTTTGTTATTAAGGCCGGTGAAATGGCTTATAAGGACGCGGACAAGTTTCCTACGGGGCCGTGGTGTAAAGAGGGCGACTTCGTTATTACCCGTGCTTACGCTGGCACTCGCCTGAAGATCCATGGTCGAGAGTTTCGGCTTATTAACGACGATATGGTCGAGGCTGTTGTCGAAGATCCCCGTGGTATTACCCGCGCTGGTTAAGGAGAAATAGTATGGCTGAGTACAAGTTCCCAGACGAAGAGAATAACGAAGCTGATGTCAACATCGACATCGACTCGGAAGGTGATATTGAGCTTGAAGTAGTTGACGATACGCCCGAGCCAGACCGAGGGCGCAAGTCACTGGACAAAGAGCCTGATGAAGTTACCGATGAAGAAGTAGCTACATATAGCGACAAAGTTCAGAAGCGCATCAAGGAGCTTGCACACTCAAAGCACGATGAACGCCGTGCTAAAGAAGCTGCTCTGCGTGAAAAAGAAGAGGCTGTTAAGTTTGCGCAGCAGGTTTTTGAAGAGAATAAAAAATTACGGGCTGGCTTGGCTGATAACCAGACCCAGAACGTAGAGCTTATTAAGGCAAAAGCCGGCTCCGAGCTTGATATTGCGCGACGCAAGTATAAAGAAGCGCAAGAATCCATGGACCCGGATCAGATTCTTGAAGCTCAAGAGGCGCTGACGGAAGCAAAGATTCGATTAAACCAGATCGAATCTTATCGCCCACCCCCTTTACAAGAAAAAGAAGATACGGTATATACTGAGTCTGTACCTCAGAACGTCACTGCTCCGGACGAAAAGGCTACGCGCTGGCAAGCGCAAAACCCTTGGTTTGGCGAAGATGACGAAATGACCAGTTTAGCGCTTGGGGTACACCGTAAACTGGTATCCGCTGGTATTGACCCGCGCACTGATGTTTATTACGAGCGCCTTAATGCTCGCATTAAAGAAATATTCCCCGATAAATTCGGTGGACCCTCTCGTAACGACAAAAAACCTGCGAATGTCGTTGCGCCAGCCACGCGTACAACTGGGGCGAAGAAAGTTCGCCTGACGCAGACGCAAGTGGCATTCGCAAAACGGCTCGGAGTCCCGTTACAAGACTACGCAAGAGAAGTTGCTAAACAAATGGGTAAAGACAATGGCTGAGAACCGTACTGATCGCAGTATTACTAACCGTGACGCGGAAACGCGTGAGCGGCGAGTTCGTCAGTGGCAGCCAGCCGCGACTCTTCCATCCCCTAATCCTATTCCCGGTTACGAGTTCCGATGGGTTCGTACCGCGATTCTTGGGCAGCCTGATCCGACTAATATGTCGGGCAAATTGCGCCAAGGCTGGGAACCGGTGAAGGCGGAGGACCACCCTGAGCTTATGCTCGACGCAACTAAATCTGGAAATATTGAGATTGGCGGGCTTATTCTCTGTAAGATCCCCACGGATTTTATGGACCAGCGCAGCCAATACTACGACAAGCAATCGCGCGCGCAGATGGATTCGGTCAATAACACGCTATTCCGTGAGAATGACCCCCGTATGCCTTTGTTCAAGGACCACAAGTCCGAGACTTCGCGCAGTGCATTTGGTACAGGTTCATCTAAACTTTAATTTTTGGAGGCCATAAATGGCTGCTGTAGCTTCTCCTTATGGGCTTCGTCCGATCAATTTGATCGGCGGTCGCCCCAATCCCGGCGGTGCCATGCGCGAAATCGCATACACCGTTGATAACGCCACGGCTATTTACACTGGCGACATCATCCTGATCGGCGCGTCTTCGGCGGGTCAGCCCACCGCCGCTTCGGCCACCGTTACGACTTCGACTGGTGGTGTGGTTGGCGTTTGCGTCGGTGTCAGCTATGTTGACCCGGTTCTGAAGTATCAAGTTCATACTCAGTTTTTGCCCGCAAACGCGGTCACTGCTGGCTACAAGAACATCGTCATCAAGGTTAACGACGATCCGCAACAGCTTTATCAGATCCAAGCGGCTGGTTCGGTTGCTGCAACGACTCGCGGCTATCAAGTAGCCGTTGAGAACCAAGGCGGTAGCGTCACCACGGGTCTTTCGACCCTTCGCGCTGGTACTCCCGCCCGTACGGCTACGCTCGCTCTTCGTATTGTTGACTTCATTGACGCCGGTAGCAACTTTACCGACCTCATCGTCAAGTTCAACACGGGCGTGCATATGTACGATGCAACCACCGTTACCGCCGCCTAAAAGGATATAAATCATGGCTATTAGTCGTTCCCAACTACTCAAGGAACTGCTCCCCGGCCTGAACGCACTGTTCGGCATGGAGTACAACCGCTACGGCGAAGAACACAAGGAAATCTACGAAGTCGAGAGTTCCGAGCGTTCGTTCGAAGAAGAAACCAAGCTGTCTGGTTTTGCTCCCGCCCCGGTGAAGACCGAAGGCGCTGCTATCGCCTACGACACTGCGCAAGAAGCATGGGTTGCTCGTTACACCCATGAAACCATTGCGATGGGCTTCTCTCTGACCGAAGAAGCTGTCGAAGACAACCTGTATGACTCGCTGTCGGCTCGTTACACCAAGGCTCTGGCCCGTGCAATGGCTTACACCAAGCAAGTCAAGGCTGCTTCGGTGCTGAACAATGGTTTCAGCCGTAACTTTCTGGGCGGTGACGACCGTTCGCTGTTTGGTACTAACTCGTCTGGCTCGGTGACTAACCACCCGCTGGTTAACGGTGGTACTAACTCCAACCGTCCCGCAACCAACGTCGATCTGAACGAAACCTCGCTTGAGGCGGCTGTTATCCAGATCGCTGCTTGGACCGATGAGCGCGGTATGCTGATTGCGGCTAAACCCCGTAAGCTGATTATCCCGCCGTCACTGATGTTCGTTGCTAAGCGTCTTCTGGAAACGGAACTGCGTGTTGGTACTACCGACAACGACATCAATGCGCTGAAGGCGATGGGTTCCATCCCCGAAGGCCATACGGTTAACCACTTCCTCGTGGATCCGGATGCTTGGTACCTGATGACCGACGTTCCTAACGGTCTGAAGCACTTCGTTCGTACCCCCATGTCCACCGGCATGGATGGTGACTTTGATACCGGCAACGTCCGTTACAAAGCCCGCGAGCGTTATAGCTTCGGCTGGTCTGACCCCCTCGGTATCTGGGGTTCGGCTGGTTCGACTGGTCCGACCATCCCGCTGTAAGGCTTGGGATTCTCGGTTGGAAAAGGGGCTTCGGCCCCTTTTCTTTTTGTGCTTTATATGTTAGTTTCTGAATAACCAAGATCACCTGCTCATCAACTGGCTTGGCAGACTTCTCCCTTGAGATGATGGGCGCAAATAAGGGAAACTATTATGTCGATGGCGACTTTTTCGGGTCCAGTTCGCTCGGGCACCGTCCGTTATGGCGCGAGTTCGAATACCGGCGTTATGGTGCTTGCACAGTCGGTTAATGTTGTAGCAACCACGCTGACTGGTAACGCCTTTACGCTGCCCGCTGGCTCGCAGATTCTGTCTGCTACGTTCTACACCACGACGGTGTTTAACGCGGCGACTACGGCTAAACTGACTATCGGCGCTACTGATATCACCGCAGCGGTGACTGTAACTGCCGCAGGCGCGTATACGCTTACTTTTGCAGCCGGTGGGATCGCTTTAGTGAACAACGTCGGCACTTCGGACGTTACGGTCACTTACACGCTTGGTGGCACGATTGCCACGGGTAATGGGACGATTGTTATTCAGTACGCACAGCGCAACGCTGACGGTTCGACCGCTCCTGCTTATAACCAAAACTGATTAGGGGGCTAAGATGCGCCCTGTTAGAGTTACATTAACAGCCGCCGGGGTTTCGGCCCCGATTATTCTGGATACTTACCGCGCTCCGTTTAGCGTGGGGATTGGCGTCACGAAGACGGGTACTGTCGACTATTCGGTGGAATACACCTACGACGACGTTTTCTCCAGCACGTTTAATCCTGCCACGGCTGGGTGGTTCGTTATGTCTGCGTTCCCGCTTACTACGGCTACATCCAAGGACGGGACGATTTCTTCTCCTGTAACGGCTGTACGTTTGAACGCTGTTACGATTACGTCAGGATCGCTCGTTATGACCGTGATCCAAGCCGGTATGCCGGGGAGTTGATTATGGCTATTGACACTGCTGCACTGCGGAAATTCCAAGACTTGTGGGGTCCGGTCCTTGAGGCCATCCCTGCGGTTTTGGAAGCCACCGCTAAGAAAGCCGACGTAGAGCGAGAACTGCGTATCAAGCAAATCGAAATTGACGAGGCTGGCAAAAAGATTGACGCCGCTTTTGTTGAGGCTGATAAGCGTCTATCTTCGGTTAATTCCGAGATGGAGCAAGTTATGCAGCAAAAAGAAAAAGCTTTGGCTGAGATCGAAGCCGCCAAGAAAGCTCAGGCTGAGAAAGTCGCTGCGGCTGAAAAAGCCTTTAGCGTGACTGAGACAGAGTGGGTTCAAAAGACCGCCGCTTTGCAAGCTCAGTTTGCTAAGGTCGAAGCCAATCTCGCTCAGAAGCTCACCGCCGCTGACGCTCAATACGCAGATAAAGTCGCTGCGCTTGAAGCCGATGTGAAGGATCTTGAGAAGCGTAAAGCTGCTGCTGAAAAGGCTCTGGACGCGCTGCGTAGCAAACTGGGGTAAGTTGTGGCGTCTATTCGCTCCAACCTACAAGATGGGCTGGACAGTGGTGAATACGAGTACACCCACGTGGTTGCTACGGTCACTGCTTCCGGCCCTACTACCATTTATACGCCCACGGCAGGCAAGCTAATTAGGCTGCGTTGGATTTACGCAATTAACGATCCCGGCTCTTCAGCTTCACCACTAATTAGGGTGTTTCTTGGGGCGCAAGAGTATTATCGGGTTTTCGCTCTGAGTAAGCGGCAAGTGATTAGTGGGGCTATTGACGCGCCTCTGATTATCAATCTTAGTGAAGCCGCAGAAGTAGCTGTAACTGCTATATTGGAAGAAGCGTAATGCCTGATCTTAGCGGCCAGATGGGTGAGCTACGTTTCACCCTCCAGATTAAGCGAAAAGAAACCGGCCTGACAGATACCGTTGAGTTGGTCGGTTACTTGGACGAAGAGAAACTGAAGGAATTGCAAAATGGCAGTAACTCACTCGACAGCAGCACGGAACGCAGCGACTGACGCTGTTACTGCGCTAATCTCTACCAGCGGAAAGCTGGTGTTTCGCATTTCGCCTTCTTCGGTGGCGTCCCCCGGCACTACGGTTGCTACACTGACTTTTAGTGCTACGGCCTTCGGCGCAGCGTCCAGCGGCACAGCTACAGCCAACGCCATCACCAGTGACACGAACGCGACCGGCAACGCTTCTCCTGTTGCGTTTGCTACCTTGCAGACTTCAGGCGGAACAATCGTGGTTCACTGCGCGGTAGCAGCGAGCGGTAGCGACATCAACCTGACTAACGGACTGACTGTATCAGCGGGTGATACGGTGTCTTGTTCAAGCCTGACCTACACTGCACTGACCGCATAACATGGCGATTAGGCACGTTTACAGCCAAACGGTTGCAGACGGCACCGCGACCAGCGTAGTCCGTCCAAGTGACTGGAACAGCGCCCACAATCAGACGCTCTTTATTGCTGGTAATACGGCGGGCGCGTCTTCGATTAGTGGCAGTGATATCTATTGGGCGGGTGGTAGTAACGTCACTCTGAGCGCCAACGGTTCGACCGTCAGTGTTATTGGCGTAGCTGCACAAACTGTAGATACAAACAAAGCCGGTACGGGCTTTACAAGTACCACGACCGCAGGTACTGCGGTTACCGCAGCTTTGGGTACCAACGGTCTATCAATGGCCGTGCCTGCGTTCCTCACCACGTATGCAAACGACCTCACTTCGGGTCGGGCCGGGACGGGCTTTACCTCTACTACGACGGCAGGCACCGCTGTAACGGCTGCACTAGGTACCAACGGCCTCTCGATGGCTGTGCCTCAGTTCATTACTACTTACGCTAATGACCTGACCTCGGGTCGGGCTGGAACTGGGTTTACATCTACGACGACTACTGGTACGGCGATCACTGCTGCGTTGGGCACTAACGGTCTGACGATGGCCGTGCCTCAGTTCACCACCTTGACGACGGGACGCGCAGGCGTAGGCTCAACGACTGCTGGCACCAATGTCTCCTTAACGCTGGGGGTCAATACCAATGGTGTGGCTCTGTCAGCGAACGTGGCTGATATTGATTACAACGCTTGGAATCTGGTTGGTAATACTGCGGGGACGACAGGAAGCACGATCACCACGCAAGGCCCGCTCTACTTCTCGGGTGGCAACAACGTCACTCTGAGCGGCAACTCAAACACCATCGTCATCTCTGCGGCTGCTGGCGGCGCTGGCGGTACAACTAATCAGACTGGCCCTAACATTGCTGCCAGCAACGGCACGATTACTTCTGGCACGGTGCTGTTTAGTAACGCTAACGGGGTTACTTTCGGTTTGAACGGTAGCACCATGACCGCTTCTATTATCCAAAACAGCACGAATGATGGCTGGGCACCGTATGCGGATCTTGAGGTAGTGGCTGGTCAGCAAGGTAACGGCACTCTGTATTTTGAACCTGAGCATAGCCCATATTACTTCCAAGATCGGGTGGGCATCCCGATTGCGTATTCCAACGCCTCTGGCAGCAATGGTACTTTGACGTTAAGTTACTGGGTAGGGTTCTACACACAGAACGTCAGCACGTTATCTCTGAGCGCGAGCACTTCCATTAGCACTGCTTTTACGTTCCAAGGCACAACGGGTACGCACTGGTCGCTGCACTCTGGTATGCGGCTGCTTACGATTCCTTGGTCATTGACGGTCGCTGAGCAGGAACTTTATATCGGGCAAATTTCCAGAACCTCGACTGGTGGCAATAACGCTTCAATCTCGCAGATGTTGGTGTCTAACATCAACAGTAGCTTTGTTGGTTTATTCGGTGTTGCGCATAACACGACTATGCAGTTTACACAGGGCCAAGGCATGTACTCCGTGTCAACAAGTGGTTTGCCTAGTAGCGTTGCGTTCAGTCAGATTCGTGGCTCGGACTCGCTTGCTCTACGCGCCCCCGCGCTCAGATTCATTAACGGCACGGTGTAATTATGGATATCGAATACTTTGCTGCGTGTGCGCGGTTAACTGTTGATGAGATGGTCTTTATCGTGCTGACCCAGCCTGTACCCGGTATCGCGGTTTGTGTACGAGAGTCTGATGTCACGGGCGGCGCGTCATATGTAGCTCTAGTTCTTGTTAAATCTGACTAATGCAGCCACAAATTATTTCATCCTACGACGGCGGGGCGCATAACGCTGATCTGGACAAGACCATCTCCCGGCTAACGGCGGATAAGTCCTATAAAGACCTGTCTTGTATCCAGATCGTGCCGTGTTTTGGGCAGATCCCGACACGGGCTGTTGCCTCTTGGATGAACTTGTACGCGCCTCCGAACGCTAAGTTCACGCGCCTGTGGGCTGTTGGGATGGAAGTTGGTAAGGCGTTTTCGTCTGCTATCGAGAGCATCCTCGCCCATCCTGATCTGAGTAAGTGGAAGTACATCCTTACGCTAGAACACGACAACATCCCTCCGTCGGATGGAATCATTAAGTTGCTGGCTCAGATGGAAGCGCATCCTGAGTACGCCTGTATTGGTGGGTTGTACTTCACGCAAGGGCCGGGTGGCGTGGCTCAAATCTGGGGTGATGTCAAAGACCCGGTAGTTAATTTCCGCCCCCAGAAGCCCGATCCTGCTGGTGGGTTGGTTGAGTGTCACGGCACGGGTATGGGCTTTAATATCTGGCGTATCGAGATGTTCAAGGATGAGCGCCTGCGTAAGCCTTGGTTTGTTACGCAAACAGAAGGTGGGGTGAGTACCCAAGACCTCTACTTCTGGTCCGACGCTAGGAAGTATGGTTATCGATGCGCCATCGACTGCTCGGTGAAGGTTGGGCATTACGATCTGGAAGGAAAGCGCGGTGGCATTCCTGACTACGTTTGGTGATAAATGAAGCTTGATCTGGGCTGTGGCGGTAGGAAGAAAGAAGGGTTCATCGGCGTCGATCAGTACGCGATGGAAGGGGTTGATGTCGTCTTAAATATCGGCGTTGATCCTTGGCCTTGGGAAGATGGTACGGTCGAAGAGATTCATGCAAGCCACTTCCTTGAGCATCTAACTGCACAGCAGCGGGTCCACTTCATGAATGAAGCCTGCCGGGTTATGAAGGAAGGGGCCAAGGCTACGATCATTACGCCTCACTGGGCTTCGAACCGGGCGTATGGGGACTTCACACATCAGTGGCCCCCGGTTGCTGAGATGTTCTATTACTACCTGAACCAAACGTGGCGTGACGCTAACGCTCCGCATACTGATGTGAAGTGGAACCCGGCTGGGTATAGCTGCAATCTTGCTGCTACTTGGGGCTATTCTTACTCCCCGGATCTTGGCGCTAGACACGCCGATCACGTTCAGTTCGCACTCCAGAACTACAAAGAAGCCGCGCAAGACCTCTACGCTACTCTGGTAAAACCGGTAACCGCGACCGAGTGACGTAATGACTACGGCGTTTCAGTCTGGTGCCTTTCAGGCAGATGCGTTTCAGATTGATGCGCAAGGCAAAGACGCAACAGGCGTTTTAGCCGGCCAAGGTTCGTTCATTACCGGTGAGGCAACTCGGTTCAGGGCGTTCGATGCTACAGGGGCTTTGTCCGGTCCCGGTTCGTTAATAGTTGGCGCATCAAACAGATTCAGGGTCTTTAGCTCCACGGGTGCGTTGATTGGCCCCGGTTCGGCGCTTGCTGGGGCAACTAACAGATTTAGAGCCTTCGATTCCTCGGGTGCCTTAGTTGGTCAGGGCGCTCTTGTTAGTGGTGATGCCCGCCGGTTTATAACGCACGATTCGACTGGAACGCTTGCTGGTCTTACTGCGGCTATTACTGGGTCGGCTACACGGTTCCCGCTGCATATCGCCTCTGGTTCTATTAACGGCCCCGGCGCTGCGGTGACTGGAGCGGCTACTCGTAGCTCGCTTTTCCCTAATCCCGCTGATGTCCGAGAAGGTGTGGTATATGGCCCCGGTGGCATATATGTTGGTACACTTAAGGTAGGCGGTAAGATTCTTTTTATCTTTGACGATTAACATTATGGCTAAGACCGCAGCTTGCTTTGCATGTTTGGATACGTTAAAATGGCAACATGCAAAAATTCAATTCCTATATTGTCCGTACAAAAGGCGATAACTCCCCGGCCTTTTGCCCAAAATGTAATCAGGATAAGCCAGCGTCCGCCTATTATGTTCATAGCACTCGCGCAGATGGCGCGATCAGATATAGGCCATATTGCAAGCAATGCCGCGTTGTCGGTGGTAGAAAAAATTGGGCACGCCCAGTGCATTCGACAATACTTGCGGCGGGCGTTCAAAAGTGTAAGTTCTGCGATATTGACAAACCTCTATCGGAGTTTTACGCAAACGGGTGTTTTTCTGATGGGACAAAAAAGTACAGGGCTAGGTGTAAAGAATGTGTCTTAGCTTCCGCAAAAGTTGGACAGGAAAGGGCTTATTCCGCTAAAGCGGAAAAAAGATCAAAAACTCCCAAGAATTTTATTTCCGGGATGCTTAATCATGCGGCAAGGCGTAAACAACACCTTGGCTTTGACCTCGATCTTATGTATCTTCTGGAGTTGTTTCATAGCCAAAACGGGCGCTGTGCAATCTCAGGTGTTAACATGACTCACATTGCTGGTATGGGTCGCGTAAACACCAACATAAGCCTAGATCGTGTAGACAGCAGTAAAGGTTACTTACGAGGTAATGTTCAGCTTGTGTGCGGTATAGTTAACATCATGAAGCAAGACATGCCGCAACCGGAGTTTATTTCGTGGTGCCAGACGATTTTGGCAAATGCAAATGAAAAAACTTAAGACGCCCGCTTGGTCTAGGTCTGAAGGGCAATCAAAATCCGGCGGTTTAAACGCCAAAGGCCGAGCCTCTTACAACAAAGCAAATCCGGGCAAGCCGGGTTTGAAGGCCCCCCAACCTGAAGGCGGTCCTCGTAAGGACTCATTCTGCGCGCGGATGACAGGCATGAAGAAGAAACTCACTTCGCCTAAGACGGCTAACGACCCCAATAGCCGGATCAACAAAAGTTTGAAGGCGTGGAAGTGCTAGATGCAGGCCGATCCCTTCACATACCTCTGGAATGGGGTTTTAACTCTTGGCACAATGCTCATGGGCGTGTATCTTAAGACCCACGGCGATTCGGTTAAAGAACACCGAGAACTAATCGCCAAAACCCGCGAAGAGATGCGCGAGAAGTACGTCCACAAGGACGACATGAAGTTAGTTACCGACAACATCAACGCTCGGTTTGATCGGATCGAAGAAAAGATCGACAAGATCATAGGAAAGAACTGACATGCCCTTCGATCCTGATACCGAAATCCAGTACCGCAAAGGCGGGAAAATCATGAAGAAAACCCCTCG